CCAGATATTGAATTGTTAGAAAGTAATACTAATGTTCATAATTTTCTTGGAGAAGGTAAATATACTCCTCATTTAAATGCTATCTATGCTGGTTTGGGAATTCCTCCAACACTTACTGGCACATTCGGAGCAGCAGGAACTACTAATAATTTTATTAGTCTAAAAACCTTAACACAAAGACTACAATATGGTAGAGATATGTTGGTTAAATTTTGGGAAGGCGAAATAGAAATTGTACAAAAAGCTATGGGTTTTAGGTATCCGGCTAAAATAGAATTTGATAGAATGGATCTAAGTAACGAAGACGCAGAGAAGGCACTATTAATACAACTAGCAGATAGAAGTCTTATTAGTGATGAGTTATTGCAGACCAAATTTGGTTTCGATCCAGATATGGAAAAATCAAGACTTAATAGAGAAAGAAAAGAAAGAGATTCCGAAAGAATGGTACAAAAAGCTGGTCCGTGGCATGATCCTCAATTTGAAAACGCTCTTAAGAAAATATCTTTACAACTAGGAATTGTAACACCAAGTCAAGTAGGATTAGATTTACCAAAGAAAAAACCAAGCGAAAAAACAGCATTAGAACAAAAAGCAGAACAAGTAAAGTCTCCTTTTGGAGCACCCAAGGTGGCTAACGATCCGTCCTCGGAATCGTTGCCGAAAGAAGCAGGCGAAGGCAGACCCAAACTTTCAAAAGATACTGAAAAAAGAAAAGACAGAACATTTTCGCCCCAAACCGGCGCTAAACTCCTAATATGGTCATCTTCTGCACAAGATAAGATTAGTTCTATAATTAATCCATTAATTTTAGAATATTTTGATAAGAAAAATTTAAGAAGTTTATCTAATGCTGAAAATGAAGAATTAGAGAAAATCAAAACGAACATTCTTTTTCAAACACAACCTTTTGCTAAACTTAATGAAGATAATATAACAGAATATTTATCAGCATCAACTAGTAATGACACTAAAACTTTTTATAATTGGTTAAATTTGGTTAAGCTAGAACTATCCAGAGAATTAACGGTTGATGAAATTAAACAAGCCAAATCATCTTTTTACACAATGGTGTATAGTACAAAATAATAATCAAATCTTTTTGAAAGGTTTATAATGATAATATATCCACAAGAACAAGAAGATGGCTTAACATCAAAAATATTAGCCTCGTCTTCTATTGCTTATGCTAGTGTTGCAGAGCCATGCTCTCTCAGATTATCATCTAAATCATTTAAAAGTTTAGCATCCTACGATGATAGTGATCTTTTTTATGTTCAATCTATTCTAGTAACTTCATCATGGAATAAAAATGATGATGTATTTGATAAGTACGAGGTATGGAACGCTAAACATACTCCAGAACACAAACCCACAAATCTAGAGCACAACGAAAGTTTAATTGTTGGTCATATAATATCAAATTGGCCTATCACCGAGGATGGGCTATTAATAGATCCAGAAACCCCGGTAGAAAATTTACCAAATAAGTTCCACATCCTTACAGGCTCTGTTATATACAAGGGATTTAGTACTTCCGAACTTAGAGAGAGATCAGAAAAATTAATTAGTGAAATTCAAAATGGTACTAAGTTTGTTAGTATGGAATGCTTTTTTAAAGGTTTTGATTATGGGGTAGTTAATAAACAAACTAATGAATATAAAGTATTGAGCAGAAGCGATGAGACAGCTTATTTAACAAAATATCTTAGAGCATATGGCGGTAAAGGCGAAAATAATGATTATAAAATTGGTAGAGTTTTAAGAAATATTACCTTTACTGGTAAAGGATTTGTTGACAAACCAGCAAACGAAGATAGTATAATTTTTAATAAGAATCTTTTTGAAGAAAATAAAAAAATTGATAATCTTCAAGAAAAAAATAACGAAAATGAAAATTTAGGTGTAATAAGTATTCGATTGAATAATCAAATGGAGAATAATACAATGAGTGTAGAACAAGATGTAACTGAAATCAAAAACAAATTGGTGGCTATGGAAACTTCTTGTCAAGAGGCTGTAGCTGAAGCTAACGCATCTGTTAATTCATTAACCGAAAAAAATATTGCACTAGAATCTCAATTACAAACCCAAACTAACGAATTCACAGAAAGAGAAACTGCTATGAAAAAAGAAATCGAAGAAGTCAAAGCTTCTGCTTCAGAAGAGCTTTTAGCACTCAAAACTTCATTAGAAGCACAAATCTCAGAACTTTCAGAAGCTATTGCAATGAAAAATGAAGAGATGAAGAAAAAAGAAGAAGAAATGAAGAAAATGAAAGCAGAACTTGATAGCGCCAACGAAACAGTCGCTGCTTATAAAACAAAAGAAGCAGAAATGGTCAAGAAAGAAAAAATGACCAAAAGAAAAGCTGCCCTTGTAGATAATGGCGTCGAAGAAGATGCTGCTCTGGCTTTTGTTGAAAAATATGAAAATATCGAAGACGAAGCATTTGATGCTATGGCAACTCTTTTTGCTGCTATGAAGATGAAAAAAGAAGACGCTATGAAAATGAAAATGAAAGCAGAAGAAGTTGCAGAAGCAGAAGAGGTTGTTGAACCCAAAGTAAGTGCTTCTGATCTAGATAATGTTGAAACAGAAAGCGCTATTGATTTAACAGTTGGCTCAGATTCTTCTGAAGAAGAAGAAAATACCACTCGTGCAGCTCTTGTTGAGTTTGTTTACAGTAAGTTAGGCAAAAAATCCAAGTAAATTCTTATACGGAGAACTAAAAATGGCTCTAAAACCTGATCGTATCGAATTATTAACAGATATCTCTTTTTTCATGGCTACTACAGCAGAGCGCGGTGGTGTTGTTAGCGCTGTAACTTTAACAACTGGTGTTGGCGTATCTATGGATGATGCCAATGCTGTTGTTGCTTACGCCGCTGTGGCATCTGGTGCGAAGCCAGTAGGCGTTCTACTTAATGATGTTGTGAATCTTGATCTTACTCGCCAACACATCAATTGGCACAAAGACGAGGTTCAGGTCGGTGGCAAAGTAACACTATTGCGTAACGGCCAAGTTACAACAAATATGTTAGTTGCTGGCATCACTCCATCCGCTGGAACAGATGCTTATGTTGGTGCTAGTGGCTTGATCGGTACAAGTAGTACCAATGCTGTTAAAGTTGGTCAGTTCTTAAGCGGCAAAGACACTGACGGCTATGCTAAAGTATCAGTTAACCTATAATTTTCATACACGGAGAAATAAATATGTCAGCCAAAACTGAAAAATTTCAACCAACTCCAGAACTTAGTGATTTACTAAAGCGTTCTGGATCAGCTCAACGAGAGGTTGCTTTAGCAGCTAATGCCGAATTTGCAAAAGCCCTAGAACTACCTCTTCGTCAGGGCGTTCTTAATGGTGATGTTCTTGATGGTATCTTTGAACCAATTCGTCTTGATCAAAGTGCCACACCAGAGTTTCCTCTTGATTTCTTAGCTCCTGGTACCGAGAAGGACTTTGTGGCCTACACAATTCCTAACCACGGTTATATTCCAGAGCGTCATGTTGAGGGTGATTATGTTATGGTTCCAACATATGATGTTGGTGCCAGCATTGATTATCTCTTAAAGTATGCTCGTGATGCTCGTTGGGACGTTGTTGGTCGTGCTATGGAAGTGCTAGAAGCCTCATTTGTCAAGAAGATGAATGATGATGGCTGGCACACACTATTGGCCGCTGGTGTTGATCGCAACATTGTTGTTTATGACAGTGACGCCAACGCTAGTCAGTTTACCAAGCGTCTTGTTAGCTTGATGAAAACTGTTATGAGACGTAATGGTGGTGGTAACTCGACCTCCAATAACAGAGGTATGTTAACTGATCTTTATGTTTCTCCAGAAGCTATGGAAGATATCCGTAACTGGGGTGTTGATCAAGTTGACGAAGTTACTCGTAGAGAAATCTACACTGCTGCTGATGGTGCTCTTAATCGAGTATTTGGTGTTAATCTTCATGACCTAGACGAATTGGGCGTTGGTCAAGAATATCAACTATTCTACACATCAACTCTTGGCGCTAGTATGCCAGGAAGTGATACAGAAGTTGTTGTGGGTCTTGATCTTCGCAAGAACGACAGTTTCGTTATGCCAATTCGTCAAGAAGTTCAAATCTTCGAAGATGAAACACTACATCGTCAGAAACGAGCAGGTTTCTACGGCTGGGCCGAACTTGGCTTTGCTGTACTAGATAATCGTAGAGTATTGATTGGCTCACTATAATATCTAGTTTTTCACGTTAACAATTTAAGGGTTGGCTCTGCCAGCCCTTATTTTGTATACACAATAGGACCCTATGCTTTGACAAACAAAGGATTTGCTTTATTATAAGTAAACAAGGAGAAACTATGTTAGAAAATACAAAAACACTACAAAAATACGGATACTCAATAGAGTCCCTTAGCTCCGGATCAAGCAAAAAGATAGTAGTAATTTGTGATTATTGTAATAATACATTTGACAAATCCTACAAAGCTCGTAATCTTCAAAATAAAGAACTAAACAAAGATTGTTGTATCAAATGTAAATTTAAGAAAAGAGAGGAGCTTAGTTTATTAAAGCATGGAGTTAAAAACTCGGCTCAAAGACAAGATGTAAAAGAAAAACTATCAGATTATAATATAGAACAGCATAAAGAAAGTATTATGGATTTATTAGCTCAAAATTATAGCATAGTTCATATTAGTAAAAAACTAAATATTCCAAAAACCTCATTAACAAGGTATCTAAATCTTCAAAATATCGATACTTATGGAGATTTACAGAAAAAGAAAGAAAAAACTTTTAAGGAAAAATATGGAGAAAATTATAAAGAACAATTTTTAGAGAAAAGAAAAAATACTAACTTAATTAAATATGGACACGATAATCCATTTGCTAATGATGATATTAAAAGTAAAATTGTAGAAACTATGAGAACCAAATATGGTAAAGATCATCATATGCAAAGTAATGAAATGAAACAAAGAGTTAAAATTACTAACTTAAATAAATATGGATGTGAAAATGTTTCTCAGTCTCCAGTAATTCAGGATAAGATCAAAAATACTAATTTAGATAAATATGGATACTCTCATGCTACCCAACATCCTGATGTTAAAACTAAAATAGTAAACACTATGATAATTAATGGTAACGCCAGATTATTTGACGGTAAAGGAGCTTCTTTTTGGGCAGAAAAAACGGGTTATTGTTTGAGTAGATTTAATCAACTAATTAATCAGTACGGCTTCGATGTTGCCAAAAATATGTATAGAACAGATAGTTACTCAAGTTTAGAACTAAGATTTAAAAGCTTTTTAGATGAGAGTGAATTAAATTATAAGATTCATACTAGATTAAATATTAATGATAAAACTTATATTCCTGATTTTATAATAGATAATTTAATCGTAGAAGTAGATGGACTATACTGGCATAGCGATAACTGTAGAGATGACGATTATCACATAAATAAAAAAATATCCTATGAAAATACTAATTATGATAGTTTGTTTTTTAGAGAGGATGAAATCAGAGATAAATTTGAGATTGTTAAAAGCATGGTATTGAACAGACTGGGGAGATCAAATAAGGTATTTGCAAGAAAGTGTGATTTAGATAAAATCAATGATAAAGAGTCTGATGTTTATTTTGAAACCAATCATTTAATGGGAAAGGGCCGTGGAACAACATATGTTTTAAGCTTTAAGGACGAGATAGTAGCAGCCCTGAGACTCAAAAGAAATAAAAATAATGATTATGAAATTAGTCGATTTTGTAATAGTAAATTTTATAGCATAACTGGTGCTTTTAGTAAACTATTAAACTTCGCGATTAAAGATAAACAACCCGATACTATTATGACTTTTATAGACAAGAGATATGGTAGAGGTCATTATTTAAAAAATTTAGGTTTTGATTATATTCATATTTATCCTAGTTTCAGATGGACGGATGGATTCCAAACTTTTCATAGACTAAAATTTCCCGGTAATAGTGGATATAACAACGATCTTTTTAAGATTTATGATTGTGGCCAAGCAAAATACCTATTAAAGCTAAAATAGCTTTATGGTGTATAATAATTTTATCATTATTCTAGCATAATTACCATAAGGAAAATCCTTAATGGCCGCATCAAAATACGATTTTAGTATAGAACAAGGAAGTTCTTTTAAGCTAAGTTTGGTTTATAAAGATGATAATGGAAATCCTATTGATCTTACAAATTGGTGTGCGCGATTAACATGGAAAACTAACACTAATCTTACTCAAACTTTTAGCACAGAGAATATAGATTATAGTGTATATAAATTTAGTATAGAGCCATTAATTGGTAAAATAACCCTTATGATACCGGCTAGCACCACCAATAGTTTCACGTTTAATGCTGCAAAATATGATTTGGAATTACAAAGCGATGACGATTTATATGTTGGCGGTGGTAAATATATTATACGATTAATATACGGCACAATTAATATTGTTAAACGATTTAGTCAATCATCTTCGTTATTGGAGTGTGACACTTGAGCGATTTTACTATAGAAATTTTTGACACTAAAAATATAGTGGAAATTGAAACCACTGTTGGGAACATATTAAATAATTTAGAAATTGAAACTAGTAGCGACAGAAGCGTTGAAATAGTTTCTGGATATTCAGCAACAATAGTTTATGCTAGTGATGTTATTGGATTAGATAATTATTTAGCAAATTTTATAGATAGCTATGAAATAGATTGCGGCTCACCATAATTATAACATAAAGGGTTAATTACTATGGCAGTTCAAACATTACTTCAAGTTCGTAGAGGAACAACAAGCGAATGGATCAGCGCTAATCCAACACTAAGTGCTGGCGAATGGGGCTTAGACACATCACTTAGAAAGTATAAAATAGGAGATGGATTAACAGCATGGAATAGTCTACCTTATGCTAGCATATTACCTAATAGTAGTGATCTTGTAGGAACTAGCGGTATCGGTATTAGCTTTTCTGCCACAACAGGAACACCCGTAACAGTTAGTGTTACCGGAATATTATCTTCACAAATTAATGATTTTAATGCTGCTGTTGATGCTAGAGTTACCGCTGCTTCTGTTAGTGAAGAACAAGTTCAAGATATTGTTGCTAGTGGTGACCATTTAACTACAGGATTTTTAAGAAATGGCACCGGGGTAGTTATAAATTATGACGATGCTAGTAATTTTGTTAGCATTAATGTTAGTGGATATTCATTACTCAACCATACCCACTCTAGCTCTGATATAACAGATTTTGGTGAAGCGTCTCAAGATGCTATTGGAACTAATGCTGGATCAAGCGGATTTTTAAGAAATGGTAGTGGAGTAGCCTGGACTTATGATGATGGTGGTAATACATTAACAATCGGCGTTACTGGCATTCCATCATCTTTAATTACAGATTTTGCTAGTGCAGTAAGCGATCAAGTAGATACGACTCTTGCTGCTGGTACTGGAGTTGTACTAAATTATAATAGTGGAACAGATACTTTAACAATTCATACTAGTGGATATTCATTATTAAATCATACTCATGTATGGAGCAATATAACCGATGCTAGTAGCATTGTTACTACTGGTGAATTAGCATATCTTTCTGGTGTTGTTGCTGGTACCGCTAGCTCTAATCGAGCTGTTGTATTAGATGGTAATAAAAATATTAATGGAATTGGTAGTATAACTACAACTGGTAATGTTATTGTTGGTGGAGATCTTACTGTTCAAGGTACAACCACAACAGTAAATAGTACCACTGTTGATATTGGAGATAATATAATTCAAGTTAATGTATCTGGTGCTGAAACTCAAGGCGGTTTGCAAGTTTATGATCATGATAACACTATTGCTCGTAGCATAGTATGGGATATTAGTGATAATAGATGGGAATTTACTGGTGGAAATGTTTATACGTCTGGTGATTTTATTAGCGATAGTTTACAAGTAACATCTACAGACTTGGTTACTAATCTAAATGCTGATT